TCGTCGCCACGCTGGACGCGGCCTTGCGAAACCCCGTTATCCAGGATTGCCCCGCGTCCTCAGCCTCCGGCCATTCGCGGATATTGGCAAAGCCCATTACTTGCCCCCGGCAACAGCGGCCACACCGCGCGCCACAGCAGACAGGTGCGCAATCACGGGCGCGTCACACTTGCACGAACGCACGATTTCACCGTCAGGCGAACGCGTGACAGGCTTTCCGCACTGCTTGCAGGAATACGTCGTCATATCAGGTTTCCGTCACGTCAAGAGCGCCCGCAGCGAACTGAGGCTGAATGCCGTTTGCCACCGCAAGGGACGATGAAAGCGCCCCCGCATAAAGCACAGTGCCCGGTCCGCTGGACGCCGTGCCAATGGCAACGTGCGTGATGGTGGATCCCGATGCGCCACACTGCGCAAACTGCGCAAGCGCTGCATTTGCCGTAGCGCCACCGGACGGGACGTCCCACCCGCTTGTGGTGCGGGCGACGGCGATGCGGGCATAGTTGGTATAAGACGTTTCGTTGGTCGTCTGGTTGTTCCCAACTCCGGGATCAGCCGTGTGTAGCGACAAATAGAGGTTCGTCGCGGGCGTTGAACTGTCATTCTCCGCAATATCCGCCCATGCGGTTGCGTTGAAAATCAGCGCCAGAATTGAGTTACAAGTAGCTGTGCTCTTGGGCATGTGTCACCTATCCGATTTCGTATGCGCGTCCGTCAGGTGTTTTGACGGTCTTGGCGCGTGAGTTGCTTTGAATGATGGCCCCGCCAACCTCGCGGATGCTGTTTGCCAGTTCGGAGAAGCCCGCCATAACGGCGTCAAGCCCGCCCGCCTGCTGTTCTGCGCCCTCGGCTTCTGTGCTGGCCTTCGCCATGCCCTGCTGTGCCCGCAAAGCCGCGTCGGCATAGCCAAGGTCACGCTTGAGCATAAACTCGCGCTCGGCCAATTCGCGCTTGAGGTCAAACTCCATGACCATGCGTTCGCGGTCCAGCGGGTTTTCCTGCGTGACGGCCTGCGCCTTTTCGCGCTCAAATGCCTGCTGCTTTTCCAGCTTGAGCAATTCAACCTGCGCCCGCGTGTCAATCTCGTATTTCTTGAGCGCGCGTTCGGCTTCCTTGTCCTGCGCTTCAATCTGCGCACGTTCCCGCGCTTCCATCACAGCCGCTTCGCCCTGGACGCGTTCTTTGAACTGCTGCGCCTGCATATCCATTTGTTTGATTTGAATGTCAGCCTGCGTCTTGGCCTGAATTTTCATTATCTCGGGGTCAGGCTTGTTCGCCATCGCCTCTTTCATCTGCATAACCTGCTCGTCAGTCGGCTTGCTGAAATACAGGTCAGGCGTACGAAGGCCCCCGGCTTCGGCCATGCGGAACAAGGCGTTGCCAAGGTTTTGCGGCGTCACGTACGGGTTATCCGGCCCATAGCCCGCGATGATTTCCTTTTGCACACCCAGAACCATGGACATAATGGCCGCGTCACGTTCCCGCGTTCCGGCACCAAGCCCGGTGTTAACCGTGCAATCCATGTCCGAGTTCCAAGAGCGCGGGTCGAAATCCACCCACTCATTGCGCAGGCGGACCGTGCGGGGCTTGTCCTGGTGCTTGATAATCAGCTTGAGAAGGCCACGGAACATGCGGCGGAAGCCTTGCGCCAACGTGCGGGCCATCAATTCCGTCTGGCCGATGCCGCTCTGCTCAATCATGGCAGACGCCTTGGCGGTCACGTTCTGCAATGCGTCAGGCGGCAAGCCCCCGCTTGCGTCGTTAATGCCCGTGCGGTCCTGCCCTTCCTTGTCCAGATATTCCATCATGCCAAACGACTCTTTGGCAATGAACGGGACAATAATGGGCTGGATAGCCTCATTCACCGTGGCACCGGGCTTGAGAAACACGGTCTGGCCGAATTGCGGCGTCGTCACAGCCGCAACGCTTTCAGGCTCAATCAGGTCGGAACGCACCGCAAGCTGCTGGTTGTTCTGCCAGTAGAGGTTATCCATTGTGCCGCGCAACAGAACCGTCTTGATGCGCTGAATGTCCATCATGTCGTCAGCGATTGACACGCCTTCCCACTGGTGGGGCTTGGCCTTGGCCTTGATGATGGCATAAGGAACGTCGTCGGCTTCCTCGTCGTCCAGAAGCGTTTCGCTTGCAATCTTGCCGCCAAAGCACATGCGGCGAAGCTCAGCTATGCCGTCGCCGTCCTTATCGATACGGACATAAACGCAATAGTATTCGATTTCCTCAAGTTCATGGGCAATCTGGTTCTTGCTGCCCTCGACAAAACCACGGCGGGCCATGTCCTCAGCCTCGTCCATCGTGGCGTCACTGCCCTTTGCGGGCAGGCGGTCCACAACGTCTTTGTCATAGCCCATTGCCACAAGGTCAGAGCGGCGAAGCGGACGGGCGCGGCCTATCAGTGCAGCCGTTTCCTCGTCCAGCGCGTCGGGGTGAATAAGGAACTGCTCAAGCGGCACACATTCAACGCGCGGGCGGCGCTCAATCGTCGTGCGGCGGATTTTGAAATCATGCACGGGCATTGCCACAGGCGCGCCGTCCGGCCCTGCCGTGGTTTCCATGCGTTCCGTGTGTTCAAGAACCTCCACGCCGTCCTCAGCAACCATTGTGGCGAAGGCGGTTTCATCAAGGCCCGTGTGCCGCGATACCTTGACGGATTTCTTTTCCTCGTATTCCCATTCCACAACGGCATTTCGCACCTTGAGCGCGTCGTGGATTGAATCCTCAATGATGCGCGGGCCGTTTGTCTCAAGGAATACCACGGCATTCAGATAGTCCGTGGCCTGCTCTGCGCTCTCCTCGTCGCCGCGCTGTGCGGGCTGAAACTCCACAATGCGCTCATTGGCAAGGAACACGCGCGACAATGCCGGCAAGACCTTCTGGACCGTAGCGCGCACGTCACGGCTCACCACGGACGAACGGCCCTTGTCAGACGGCGTGTCCACCATCTTGCCTTCGTAGTACTCAAGCGCTTTCGTGCGGTCTGCTGAAAGTTCGTCGCGGTAGTTTTCCGCTTCTTTCACCAGATCAGCCACAAGCGCGACGTGGTCGCGTTCAGCCATGGATTAGATAATCTTTCTTTGAACGTGCTTTGGCGTCTTCTTTTCACCGGGCTTTTCGTAGTGAATAGCCATCAGGCCGAAGGCGTCTGCGCCGTGGCTGGCCCAATCATGTTCCGGGCCAAGGCCAATCCCGCGCTCTGAGTCTCTTTTTTCGTGATACCAGCTAATTGCCGCGATGCCGCCCGCGCACTTTTGTTCGTTAATCCATATTGAAGGCCAAAGCCTTCGCGCGGCTTCAATGCGGGCTTTTGCAGCACCCTTGCCTTGGTTCGGGATTACAACGACTTCAAAGCCAGCGGCACGGAGCGCGGACTCATAAGAGGTATCCACAACCTTGTCGCCCTGCTCGCCGTCATGCGGGAGAACACATAAGGCTTTCCCGTATCCGTTGTCCCGGAGCCACGAGACGGCTGTTGCCAAAGGTTGGCTCTGGTCTTCGTAGTAATCGAGAACCCGGATTTCACGGCCCACAAATTGTGCAATCCAGATTGCGGAAGCGTCCGCCTTAGCGCCTGTGCCACCAATATCCCAATAGGCCCTGATGGTCATCAGCGGATCGGGAGCAACAAAGCCAATGCGCTTTTCGGCTTTTGCCTTAGTGATTTCCTTGGCCCAATAAGCGCCAGTCCTAATTTTCTTAAACCCGCCTTCCCAGATATGGTCATATCCTTCCGGGTCGGTTTCAAGCGAATGTCTGCGCTTGATCTCAAGCGTCTTCGGGAACCAAGGGTTATCCCGCCAATTCACCTCGACTATTTTCGAGTGCGGCGGCGGGTTTTCCCTGAACTTTTTATGTGTGGCGCTACGCGGACTTTCGGGATTCCACGTTGTCCATATTTCCGCGCCTTCTTCACGAACGGTAGGGTCGGCCTTCTCCCAGGCGTCCTCACTGACAGGCTCGCCCTCATCAACCCAAAGAATAAGAATGCGAGCTTTTGATTTGATGCTATCCAGATTTCGGCTAAGGCCGACGAAATCAAACTCAATCCGCCCGTCCTTTGACCGAATGTACTTTTCGCCGCAGTCGTAAAACTCATCAAGCCACGGCTCTGACTTTATGGCCGCTTTGATTTCAGAAAAGGACGACTCGTCCAGGCTATTCATGTATTCACGGGCACCAACCAGAAGCCCGCTGACGCCAGCTTCCGCAAACATGCGGCCACGGACAGCAAGCATTTTGGCGAATGTTCTGGTCTTACCTGAACCTCGCCCCCCGTATGCCCCCCGATAAAGAGCAGGCCCAAGGAATACGGGGATCAGCTTTGGAGGTATCTCAATCTGTAGGCTGGACATGCGCCGGGGCGACTAACTCAATTCGGGTAATGGTTGTCAGGGGACTATCCTTGTCGCCCGCAACCGTCATGGGCAGAACCTTGCCCAAAAGACTCAGGAATGGGCCGGGGTTCTCCGTTGCCTGCTGGGTCAGATAATTGACCATTCCCTCATCGCCGTCGCCCCCTGCCCGCCTGGCGGCCAGCAAAATGGCGTCCTTGAGAATGGCGGTTGTCTTATTGGGCACGCCCTTTGGTCTGCCCGGCCCCGGTTTGCCTTCCCCGATTCTAAGGGTTTGTTTATCGGCACCTGAGGCGAGTTCCTCAACCGAGGATTGTTCGCTCATGGTTTTGTCCTCTTGAGTGATAGGGTTCCCGTTTCATCACTGGCTTAAACCCGCCCTCGGTGCAGAGGCTTGGCTTGGGGTGGCAGGTGTAGCGATGAAACGGGAATTGGATTGGGGCTATGCCCGGAAATGCCTGCGAGGCTTTGGCCGCACGGTATCGGATGCGGGATTGAGGTTCAGGCGGGCCGGGCGCTACTCCGGCTCAGTGGCTCATGTCGCGTTGCATGGGTTTTTGGGCCACCATACCGCCAACTAGCGTGTCTGCTTTCCACGCCGCCGCCTGAATGTGTGTTGCCCTGTGAGGGGCGGAACAGATGGCTCCAACCGCCGAGCCTTCCTAGGTGCTCGGTAAAGGCTAATATCGCCCGGTCACTCGGTTGTTTCCGACGCTGGCTGATGGCACGGCGCTTTTTGGTGCCGTTCAGAGCAGGACCGGATCCGACGCAATATGCCCGTTCGGGCAAAACTCTCCTATCACGCGCCGTTTCCGGCTCGTATCGCGGGCGCTCGGCTCCACCGTTTCCGGCTGCAACAAAGGGTCCACCCTACGCGACGCGCATATTCTAGTGGATTTCACCACCGATTGCAATAGCCTTGTGAAAAAATCACGCCACGGACGCCAATTCAACGGATTCCTCCGGGAACAGTGTGTCCATAATTTCCTTAAGCGTGTCCTCTGTCATGGCTTTGAAGCGCTGCTTTTGCCCCGCTGGCCTGATCTGACGGCGGCACAGGTGCGCCCTAAGCGCGTCGTCGTGCCAACGGTCATGGGCGTCGATAAACGCCTGCATCTGGCGCTCCGGGACAATGGCATAACTGGTCATGTCCGCCGCCTTGAAAATGCCCTTCACGTCCTTGATGGTGTTCACGTCCTGAATCATATCGGGACGGGCCTTGAAGAATACGTGCCCAGGAATGGCCGGGAATGAGGCAAGCTCTTTTTGCCGCGTCCGTGGCGACACGCGCTCTGTGCGCAGGATAAGCGGAAGGAAAGGCTCAATATCAAGGCAACGCATGGTATAGGCCACCATTGCTTCGCGGTTTGTGTGCGTCTCTGCGAGATACCAGTTCATTCGCCCTCCATGAAAGATTGCAGAATCCGTGCCTTCACCGTGTCCAGGTGAATGCTGGTCATAGCCATATCCTCAGAACACCAGCCGCATACCTCAGCGCCGTCTTTGGTGAAGCCGACAACCACAAGGCTGACAAGTTCTGGAACCGT